GGTCCCGTACAACAATTAGCAGACGGTGGTATTGCAGGCTTGAGACAAGGTTATGCAGGTGGTAGTTTAGTTGACAAAGGTCGTAGAGGGTTTTTAAAATTTTTAGGTGGAACTGCAGCAGGTGTTGTAGCTCTTAAAACAGGACTTGCTAAAATACTTGGCAAAGATTCAGGAGCCGTGAGCAAAAAAGTAATTGACGAAGTAATTATAGATGGTGGCTCAGGCGCACCGGCATGGTTACAACCATTAGTCAATAAAGCTCTTAGAGAGGGCACAGATATTACAAAAAATAATGCACTTAAAGATGGTCAGGTTGTAAAATCATTAGATACACCAACTGGTAAAGTTGACGTTTACTATGACACAAGAACTGGTGAGGTTGATGTAGATTATATTGGTGGAAACACTGCACTTGGCGAAAGTGTTAATATGAGATACACACCAGGCATTGCTGATGAAGGAACTAAGGGTGTTAAACCGGCAGATGAGTTTGAAGCAGTTGAACGTATTCCAGAACAAACAATGTTTGGTGTTGATGATTATGAATTAACGATGGGAGAAAATGCTGTAGGTGATGTTAAAGGTTTGTATTCTGATACATCAGAACTTGCAGAACTAGGTGGTGAAAAACTTTTAATTAAAGATATATCCGAATCTATTAAAAAGAAAAAAGTTTTAAAACAAATGGGAGAGGATCCAACTGAGTTTGCAACGGAGGGGTATAGTACAGGTCAATACTACGACCCAACTTAATATGAGCAACGATTATTTTAAAGCACAGGGATGGTTCAAGAACTATGCAACGTCTTCCGAAGACAGTCGTGGCATGTTTCAGCAATTAGTCAAAGAAGACGAAGAAGCTTTTAGAATAGCTAGTGCTGAGACTGATAGAATTAAAAACATGATAAACGAGAAGTTTGGTCCAGGGACCATGAAACCTGCATCAGAGTTACCGCCTGTACAAAATCCATTCGATGACTTTGAAGATAGAAATCCTATGGCTGGAATTGAAGATGAAACTAGAGAATATTATTTAAAATATTTAGAAGATAGACCGGAAGGATCTAAAGGAAAACCTATTCCATTAAAAGATTTTGCTCCAGAGTTTATAAGAGAAAATGCAGCTGAAGGTGGACGGATGGGTTTTTCAGATGGTTTAAGTGCCTTATCTTTTGGTAAAGAACAAAATATTTTTACTCCTTTAAGTTTTCAAAAAATTTTAGGTGCTGCAGGTCAGAAAAAAAATCCTCAATCATATAAAATTATAGTTGATGCACTTAAAAAAGCAGGAATAACTTACACACCTAGAATTGGAGGTTTGGGAGCTGATTTTGACAACGTTACAAAAAAAACAATTAATATTTTTAATAAAGAAGCAACTAAACTAAGAGCTGACGCAGGTTTACCAATGAGTAGGTATCAAACAGATAAAATTAAAAAAGATATAGTTATTTTTGTTAAAGATAAAATTAAAAACGGTGAATATATTTCACGTCCAGTTATTTTAGAACATTTTGGTTTAGATAAGCAAAAAGGAAATAAGTTAATAACAAGATCGTTAGGTAAAAAAGTTGGGCCAGATACTTATGAAGGTGGACTTCTTAATAAATTAGGACAAGAAGAAAAAAAAGCAATTGCTAAAGCAAATTTTGCTAAAGCTAGTGCTGTAACAATGGAAACTAAAAATAATGTTTTAAAAATAATTAATGATGAATTTAGATTAGATCCAGATTTATCAAACAGTGAAGATTTAGCTAGAACTATTTATGGAGATCAATTTCCAAAAGGAGACATGAAAAATATGTCTATAGAAGATTTAAGAAAAGCAGAATCATTGGTTAGACAAACAGATAATGATGTGATGAGTTATTTAAGAGTTATAAAAGGTCTAAGAGATAAACCAGATGGAATGAGATTACCTACACAAAATGTTATAAATGATATTAATGATACTATATTAAGTGGTATTGAAGATGAGTCAGCACCGGGACAAGGGTTTAAGAAAAAAGGTTTTAGATTTTCTTCTGGTCTTTTAAGAGATTATAAAATGGCTCTTATAAATAAAAATCTTGGTTTAGATCCTGATACTTATCGTTCAGAAAGAGCTAAAAAAATTTTAAAAAATCAAAATTTAGATGAAGTTTTTTCAATGAGTGCTTTAGCTGACATAGCACCAGGTTATACAACTAAAGTTCAAAGTATTAAAAAATTAATTAACACAAAAAAAGCAGATAAAATTGACTTACCTTTTCAAAGAATAATGAATGCGTTAAACGAAGGTAAAACTTCAATGCAGTGGAATGGAGAAATTGTTCCAATAGAAGATGCAATAAAAAGTTTTAATAAAACTTCTTCTGAGTTTTCAAAGAAAAATAAAGTTCAATCACCTAAAATAAATTATAATGAAAAACTTGATGAAGCTATATTAGACTCTTATGGAAAAGCTTCTCAAGAAAATATAAAAAAAGTTTACAAAGATAAAAATTTTTTCTTATCAGATATAGACCCTAAAATTAAAACAGAAGATGTATTAATAGATTACATCGACGGCAAAGGTGGGACTACATTAAGTTCAGGATTCAATACTGACTTGTTTATGAAAGATAAAGCAGTTCAAAAAATATTAAATTCTAAAGCAGCTCAAGCAGTAAAAAATGCAGCAAAAGGAACAGCAGGAACTGTCGGTAAAGGATTTGGTGTTGTTGATCTAGTTATAGGAGCATTAGATTATGCAAACAATAAAAGTAAAGAACAGTCTGATAGTGTAGCATTAGGTAATGCAGTTCAAGCAATGTCGTTTAATTTACTTAAAACAGGTGACAAAGCAAGAATAAATGAAATTAAAGATCTTTTTGTAAAAAACGGTGGTGATGGAGAAATATTTAAACAAGCAACTGATTTAAATGCTAAGGATCAAGAAATAAATGATCTTATTTATAAAAGTAAATTTACAGCAGACAAAGCGTTTATGGATTTAAGTCAACCTCAAGCTATATTAGGTAAATCAATAGATCAACGAAAAGAAGATTATGGTATTTTAAAAAAACAATTAAATGAAAAAATTAAAAACACAATTGAAGAACGAGATAATATGGTTAAAAGCTATAAAACTAATTTACAAGTAAGTGAAGCTGGTGCACCTATTAACATTGGTGGACAAGAATTTTTTAGTAAACCGTTTAAGGATATAAAAAGAACAACTTTAGATAAAATTGAAGAAGAAAACAGAGCGTCTTTTCCTATGCAAAAAGAACAACTTAATTATACTTCTGGTAATATAGGTAATGTTATAGAAAATGAAATTATTACTTTAAATGCAAAAAAAAATAGAGACGAACAAAGATTAATTAAAGAAATGGCAGAAAATTATCCTCAAGAATTATATAGATTTAATTTAGAAAGAAACGTGGACCCAGATAATTTAATAAGATTTGAAGATGTATTAGATTTAAAATCTAGATATCCAGAGTTAATGGGTGTCAATACAACTAAATATATAAATAAACGTGATCAAAAATCAGAAGGTGGTATAACAACATTAAGGAGTAAATATGAGTATAAAAAATAAACCAGCAAATAAGAAAAAACCAAACTTAGCGCAAAAGCTGAGAGCTAATCCTGGTTTTAAATGGTGGGCAGTGCCACCTAAAAAGGGACCTTTATCACAAGGGTTGAAATTACCATCAAAACAAGTTAAGAAAGTATAGGAGAATAAATATGGCAGATATGGATAAAAGTCTCCCTAACGAGCGACCGGAAGATGACGTTCTAAGAGAACAAATGGAAGAAGTCGATGTTGCAGAAGAGTTAGGTAAAGGACCAGTAGAAATTACAGAAGACGAAACCGGGGCTACAATTGATTTTGACCCTAATGCAATGCCGATGCCTCAAGAAGGCGGAGATCATTTTGCAAATTTAAATGAATTACTTCCAGAAGACGATACTGATGAAATCGGTAATCAATTACAAAATGATTACATGGAATATAAAACTTCAAGAGCCGAATGGGAAAGAGCTTATATTACTGGCTTAGATCTTTTAGGATTTAAATACACAAACAGAACAGAACCTTTTCAAGGAGCATCTGGTGCAACTCACCCAGTTCTTGCTGAAGCTGTTACACAGTTTCAATCATTAGCTTATAAAGAATTATTACCTGCAGATGGACCTGTACGAACTCAAGTAATGGGCGCGACTGATGCTGCAAAAGAAGCACAGGCTTTAAGAGTAAAAAATTTTATGAACTATCAGATCATGGATCAAATGAAAGAATACGAACCCGAGTTTGATCAAATGTTATTTTATTTACCTTTATCAGGTTCGACTTTTAAAAAAGTTTATTATGACGAATTAATGGGAAGAGCTGTTTCTAAGTTTATTCCTGCAGATGACCTTGTTGTTCCGTATACGGCTACCTCATTAGACGATGCGGAATCAGTCATTCATGTTGTTAAGATGTCAGAAAATGATTTACGTAAACAACAAGTAGCTGGTTTTTATTCAGACATAGAACTGACAAAACCAACTGGAACAATAACAAATGATTTAGAAGAAAAAGAGAGAGAAGTAGAAGGAATTAATAAATCTCAAAGAACCGACCCTCTATACACAATTCTAGAATGCCACGTTAATTTAGATTTAGAAGGTTTTGAAGATGTTGGTCCCGACGGAGCACCAACTGGAATAAAATTGCCTTACATCGTTACAATCGAAGAAGGTAGTAGGAAAGTTTTGTCTATCAGACGAAACTTTGCGCCCAATGATCCAACCAAAAAGAAAATCCAATATTTTGTCCACTTTAAGTTTCTGCCAGGACTAGGATTTTATGGTTTAGGATTGATACACATGATTGGCGGATTGAGTCGTACTGCAACTGCGGCTCTCCGTCAGTTACTAGACGCAGGTACATTATCAAACCTGCCGGCCGGATTTAAACAACGAGGTGTCAGAGTAAAAGATGATGCCGCAAATATACAACCAGGAGAATTCAAAGATGTTGACACTCCAGGTGGTAATTTAAAAGATGCTTTTGTATTCTTACCTTACAAAGAACCGTCACAAACTTTATTACAGCTGATGGGAATTGTAGTTCAAGCAGGACAAAGATTCGCGTCCATTGCTGACATGCAGGTTGGGGACGGGAATCAACAGGCCGCTGTTGGTACGACCGTAGCTCTTTTAGAACGTGGTTCAAGAGTAATGTCAGCAATCCATAAAAGACTCTACGTAGGTCTTAAACAAGAATTTAAATTACTGTCAAAAATATTTTCTGAGTCTATGCCACCAGAATATCCTTACGATGTTCCTGGAGCTGCAAGAAATGTTAAACAAGCTGACTTTGATGAAAGAGTAGATATTTTACCGGTAGCTGATCCAAACATATTTTCAATGTCTCAAAGAATCTCAATGGCACAAACTCAATTACAATTAGCTCAATCTAATCCTGAAATGCATAATATGTATATGGCTTACAGAACTATGTATAGTGCGATAGGTGTAAAAGACATAGATCAGATTTTACCACCTCCACCACCTAATCAACCAAAAGATCCTGCGATCGAACACATTGATGCAATGGGACAAAAACCTTTTCAAGCATTTCCAGGACAAGATCATAGAGCGCATGTTACAGCCCATTTAAATTTTATGGCTAGTAACTTTGTTAGAAACAATCCTAGCATTACTGCAGCGTTGGAAAAAAATATTATGGAGCATATATCACTGATGGCACAAGAACAGGTAGAGTTAGAGTTTCAACAAGAAATGCAAATGCTACCTCAGATGCAACAACAAGCTGCTAACAATCCACAAATGCAACAACAGTTTGAACAAGTATCTCAAAAGATAGAAGCAAGAAAAGCTATTTTAATTGCTGAAATGACTGAAGATTTTATGAAGGAAGAAAAAGAAATTACTTCTCAGTTTGATCATGATCCATTACTTAAATTAAAACAAAGAGAAGTTGATCTTAAAGCTATGGATGCGGAAAGAAAAGCTAAAGAAGATGAAGCTAGACTGAATTTAGATAAAATGAAAATGATGCAGGCTAGAGAAATTAATGAAGATAAATTACAACAAAATGAAGATTTAGCTAAACTAAGAGCTGATACAGCCATTGAAAAATCAATGATGTCTGCAGAAGTAAAACTAACCTCAGATGCTATGAAAGCCCGAGACGTAAATGTCTTGAAAGGGCCTAAAAGATAGTATATTAAAACTCAGGAGATAAATTATGAAGAACCCAAAAATAACAAAACCAGTTGGAGTTAACAAAGACGGATACGCTAGTGGTGGAGTAAATATAGAAGTGCCTTCTCAAAACTTAGAAATGGACCCTAGAGGTAAATCAAGTTTTAGAGCTAAAGGTGTTTACATTGCTCAAGGTGATAACGTTGAAGTTAAAGGAACTAAAAGAATGTTAGCTACTAAGAGTAAAAAAGCTACTTGGTATTAATATGTGGTTATCGGCAATTAAATTAGCCGTCTCTGCTGGTAGTAAAATTTACGCTAATAAGCAAAGAACGAAAATAGCTATGTCGGATGCACAGCTTATGCATGCATCTAGAATGGCTGAAGGTAAAGAAGCTTACCAGGGTAAACTTTTAGAAGCTCGTCAGTCAGACTGGAAAGACGAGGCGGTTTTGATAATTTTATCGGCGCCAATTGTAATTTTGGCTTGGGCAGTTATAAGTGATGATCCTTCTGCTATGGACAAAGTTGATTTATTTTTTTTACATTTTTCAACACTCCCCTCATGGTTCACAAATCTTTGGATCCTTGTCGTGGCGAGCATTTATGGTATAAAGGGTACACAAATTTT